ACTCTATCAGCTTCTTTTTGCAAATATGTTTTTGGTTCACCATAAATGTTTTTTTTAGGTTTTAACCCAGAAAAAGCTTGATTTGTTGCTATAACTAAAGTAATAGCTAAAGGATCAAATACAAATATTAAAATAAATATAAACCAGTTTGCTACTGTTTTTACATCTGATCCAGTTAATTCACTTACATATTTAATTGCTCCTAATTCACTGCTAGAAGTTTCTTTAGATTCCATGTCTAAAATTTTAACATCTAAAGCAGTAATACTATCATTTAAAGCATCTATTTTTTTAGATAAAGTATCTCTATTTGATTGAGCTAATTTAATTTGAGATTCAAATGATTTTCTATTGCCTGAATTTTCTCTGGTGATTAATTGTCCCGTTTTTTTATCTACTGATTGGGTTGTTGTGTTTGTAGATAAACCATCTCTTAATTTTGTAATGTCGTTGTCTAAAGTAGTTTTTTCTTTGTTTAGTTCGGTTTTAATATTCTCAAATCGTTTTTTCTTGACTTCAATATTTTGAATTTGTTTAGTTCCAATTTCAAGTTTAGCTATGTTTTCCTGGAATCCAGTACTTAATAAACCATAGATTCCAAGTGAAGTAATTACGGATAATGTAACTAAAGCAACTGTTAAGTAAATTTTTAAAGCAGTATAAGTTTCTTTCCATTTGTCATGTAAATAAGTTGCAATAGCAATTTTAGATATTTCTAAAAATGTACCCATTATAATAACAGGTAAAGCTACACCAACAAACACAATTGATAAACCTATAACACTATAATAGGCTGCAGTTGAAGAAAGTCCTATTGCACAAAATAATAGAAACCAAGGTAAAAATTGTTTTTTCATAGTATAGAATGTAAGAAGGCCCCTTAAGGGGGGCCAAAACACTTTTAAATAATATTAATTACTTTTTGTTTTTGTCTACGATTGACCAGATAGTACCTGCTAAAGCAATAGTACCACCAATCAATTCATTTAACAAGCTTTCCTCGATGTATCCTTTAACTACAAGGAAACCTCCAAGAAATGTTAAAGTGTGTCTTACTACTCCTAAAATTTGATCTTTGTTCATTTTATTTGGTTTTTGTTATTTTATATCTGTTGACTCTAATAGAGTATATGAAAATTTATTCCCATGTATTTTTGCTGCTTTTCTACAAATAGACATAAATGCATCGAAATCCTTAACTCGTTTAAATACTTGACAACCTTCAGACCAATTTTCAACCCAAGTTGAATCTTGCCCTGCTTTGTGGATGTTTATTCCAAACACCCCAGTGTCTTTAACTACTTCATCAAATACCATATCACGATTACCATCTCTCCAAACTGTAACTTCACCTAATCTTTGGCAAAGTGCAGAATATTTTCCTTGATGTAAATCAACAGCCCAGGTAGCTCTGTATTGTCCTGGGACTAAACGAGCAACTCCTTTTTTGTTGTGGAATTGTTGTACTCCTTTTTTACCTGGGTCTGTGGTTGCTGCCCAACAGTAAAATTGTTCAACACCTTTTTCGTCTTTGAATGATATAGTTAAAAAATCATCAAATACGTTAGTTACTTTACGGTAAACTGAAGGTGATGTGTTTCTAACACCTATGATATTAACATCATATCCTTTGTTTGCATTGTCATTGAACCATTTGTATTCTTTTGATTCAACAGCTGTTTTGATTTGTTCTCTTGTGTACATATTATTTTGTAAAATATAAATTTGCTTCTGCTTCTCTTCGTCTAACTAAACCTTTTAATACTCTCCCCCCAGCTTTTACCCATTTTAAAAATTCAGCTCTAATAGCTTCATCGTTTGGGTTTTTATTTACTTTTTTAAGTAAAGTAGATTGTTTTAAACTTGCTGGTCCTAGGTTATATACAAATGATATTAGGGCATCAAATTGATTTTGGTTAATTGTATCTGTACAATATGAATCTACATATTTTTCAAAATTTGTCAATGAATCTTGAAGATATTCTGTAGCTTTTTTTTCATCTATTGCTGGGTCAGTTAAAGATACTTTTTTTCCATTTGGGTAAAATGTAGTTCCATAACCAATAGTAGGTACCCCAGCAGGGCATTTGTAAGGTTTTGATTTAAATCCCTCAAATGACTTAATTAAGTCAATACCTTTTTCTCCAGTTTTAGTTATCTTTGTCATTTGTAAAAAAATTCGTTAAGAATTTCCCTAAAACCCCAGTAATCATTGCTGTTAAAGCAATCCATTTAACATCTTCATACATTGCATATCCTGTTATAGCAGTACTAACCGCTAAAAGAGCATCACCTAATTTTCTCCATTTTTTTGGAGTCGGGCTGTAGTAGTGTTTTTTCATTTTAGTTACGTTAAAAATTTTCATAACTTAAATTTAAATTGGTTTATTATACATATGCTTAACCTTCACAACTAATACAAGAATCATCTCTTGAAATTGTATCTCCACGCAAAATTGACTCAGATCGCATATAATATAAAGTTTTTATGCCTTCTTTCCAAGCTAATTTATGCACATCACTTATATATTTTGGGGAATCTGAAGGGTCAAAAGTTAAATTTAATGAAATTGCTTGATCAATAAATTTTTGTCTAATACCATTTTGTCTAACTAGCTCGTACGGGTTGATTTCTTTGAATGTTAAAAATATTTCTTTTTCTTCATCCGTTAAAATATAATCAGGTAATCCCATTACCGAACCTTTATCTTTAGCTATTTGTTCCCAAACACTATCGATATTATATCCTTTAGATTCAAGTAATTTTTCTAATGTTGGGTTACGTTTAATAAATGTACCTTTAGCTGTTTTTAAGTTAAATACATTTGCAGGAATTGGTTCAATTGAAGGAGATACACCACCCGAAATGTGAGCATTTGAAACAGTAGGGGCAATTGCTAAATGGTGGGTATGGCGTAAACCTGTTCCTTTACACCATTCTGGTTCGCCATATAGTTCTGCTTGGTCACGAGATGCTTTTAATGCTTCTTTTTCAATAAAATCAAACATTAAACGAGTATAAGAATTTGCTTGTAATCCAACAAATGGTAAACCTTTTTCTTGTAAAAATGTATGCCAACCCAATACTCCAATACCAATTGCTCTACCTTTAGATGCTGAGCGGTAAGTATTTTCCATGAATCTGATATTTTTAGATCTATCAATAAATTCTTGTAATACACCTTCCAAAAACCAGCATGTTAATTCAGGTAAAGTCATGCCATTTTCAAATTTATATTCATTCCATTCTTCCCATCTTGCTAAATTTAAAGAAGATAAACAACAAATAAATGAATGTAATTCATCTGTATACAATGAAATTTCAGAACAAATATTTGTCATTGAAACATTTAAATTGTTCTTTTTATATGCTTCCGGATTTGCATTATTTACATTATCCTCAAACATAATGTATGGTTCACCTGTTTCAAGTCGTGTTTTTAAAATTTCACCCCATAACTTTAGTGATTTAGGGTCACGTTCCTCTACTTTATTCATAAACGCATCATCAATTACTACACATTGATGCATATTTAAACATTGACGGTTAACATCTCCTTTTGGACGTCGTATCATCAAAAATTCTTCAATATCTGGGTGGTTAATACTTAAATTAACAGATGCTGCTCCTCTTCTAACTGAACCTTGGTTTGTAGCTAATATTGTTGAATCATAAATTTTAATCCAAGGAACTACTCCCTCACTTACTCCATTTCCAGAAATTTGTTTACCGCGTCCTCTAATTCGGGAAACTCCAATTCCAACACCTCCACCTTGAGATGATAAGCGCATTAATTCTGAATTGGCTAGAGCAATTCCTTCAATAGAATCATCGGTATCAATTCCAAAACATGAAATAGGCATACCACGTTCTGTACCTAGATTTGAGAGAACAGGGGAAGCTAAACATAACCAATTTTTTGTTATTGCCTCGTAAAAATATGGTTGTAAATCTTTACGTTTTAAACGTTTTGCGGCTGCACGAGATACTCGTTTAAAGGCATCAAATACATCTTCATCAGGTAATAAATAACCTTTTGATATCATTGATAATGAAATTTCGTTCATCCAATTTGGGTAATGTTTACCCTTAATCCAGTTTGTTGTATCTACTTGTATGCTCATAATTTTATAAATCGCTCCAATCAGCTGTTGATTTTGAATAATCTGTTACTCGATTTGCAAAGAAATCTTGGTGTGTTTTACCACTTGTTAAATGCCCAAACCATTCCATTTGTTTAATTAAATTTGGGTCAATATCATTATAGATAGCTGAATATCCTAGTTCGATTAATTTTTGGTTTGCTCTTTCTTTAATAAAGTTTTTTAATTGGTCTTTATTTAAACCTTCAATATCTCCCATTTCAAAAGCCTTGTCTATGAAATCGAATTCTAATTTTACAGATAAATCACAAGCCTCATATATTGCTTGAGTTAATTCTTTAGTATCCAATTCTGGTTGTTCAGATAAAAGTGTTCTATATAACCAACACCCTGCTTTTGAATGTAATGATTCATCACGTACGCTCCACTCAACAATTTGACCTGTCCCTTTCATTAAATTACGTAATTGAAAAGACATCAATACAGCAAATGAACTAAATAAATTTACACCTTCGGTAAATGCTGAAAATATAGCTAATGAGAGTGCTCTGTCATGTAATGTATCTCCAGGTTGTTCAACTAAACGATCAATTTTAGCTTTTGCTTCTTCATCTTCCATAAATGCTTGAAAATCATCTAAACCAAGTTCTTCATTTAAACGAGCATATGCTTCTGCATGAATTGATTCAAAATCAGCAAATGCACAAGACATTGCTTTAATTTCGTGTTTTGGAAACCAGTTAACAACTTTAGTTGACCAATAATCATTTACATATGTTTCTGTTTGTGCAAATGACTTTAATATATTTCCAATTAGATTCTTTTCACTTTCAGTAAGTTTAAGTTTCCAATCATTTAGATCTGAAGATAAAGGTACTTCATCTGCTAGCCAATGTGCTCTGTGTTGGTCTTTGTAAAATTCAAACGCGGTTTGGTATTCAAACGGTTTATAATGTGGTCTAAGTTCTGTTATCATGTGTTTAGTTCAAAAAATTTATTAGATAGCATTTTGCGATCTAAGTCGTCAAAATTATCATTTAATTGTTTACTTTTTGGGGTAACTGTGTCTGCTTCTTCATCATAATGATCTCCAATAGCAATATGACCGTTTGATGTGTTTACATCTACTTGAAATGTTAAACCATCCATACCATAACGATTTTTCATAATGTGAAGTCTTCCTGTTCCGTTAACTTTATCTTCTTTTTTCCTTGATAATGATATTGAAAGGTCAGTTATCATCATTTTATCATAACTTCCCGCGGCTTTATCGCCTTCAATAACATCATCTTTAGCACCTGCGCGATTTACTTGAGAAACTGACCAAATTGGTATGTTTAATTCTCGAGCTAATCCTTTGGTGCTTGTATAAATATCATCAATTTCTCCCTTACGGTCAACATTTCTTTTTCTTGTTGACAAAAGATCTATATAATCTATTATGATTAAATCTGGTTCAATTCCTAAATCTCTTACTTTTTGAATGTGTGATTCTATAGAATGGATTGTAGTTTTTCCCATAGGAAATTCACGGATAATTAATTCCCCTGGTAGTTCTGATGTTGATCTTTCAACATCTCCTTTATGTTTTTCTAATTGATCTACTGGTGTGCCAGTAAAAAATGCATCGTATCGTCTTCCAGTATAAGCTTCACTTAATTCTAGAGTATAATGTATAACGTTATAACCCATTTGAACAGCAAATCCACCTAAAGCAACTAATGTCCAAGATTTACCTCCACCAGGATTACCAAATATTAAACCTAAATCACCATTGCCTAAACCACCTTGAATCAATTCATTAATTTCAGACCAAGGTGTAGGTACTATTTTTCTATGATCTTCTCTATAACGCGATTCAACATCTCGTTTATATTCATGTCCAATATTCTTGTCTTGACCTGCTTTCATAGCTGATTCAATCATGTATTTAATTGAATCGTAATCGCCTGCTTTAAGTAAATCAACACTATTTAATAGTGCTTTTTTAAGTTGTTGGTTTTTACAAAATGTAGAAAATTCTTCTTGTACATAAGCTAAATCTTCAATATCAGCTTTATATGCTTCACGTAATTGTTCTTTTACAGATACTTTAAGTACTTCATTGTCGAGTTTTTTCATCTCGACTTTTAAAATGTCCATTGAAATAACTGTATGATAGCGATCATAATATTTTAAAATTTCATTAATGATCCACTTGTGTGCGGGATTGCTGAAGTATTCGTCACTTAGCACATCTGAAATATTTTGTAGAAATTCTTTGTGGGTTAACAGTGACGATATCACCTTCATTTGGAAGGATGGGCCATATTCATCAATTGATTGGAGTGTCAAAACTTTAAATTTTTAAATTGTTAATAACTTTTATTTAATATAAATATAATATTTATTCTTTGTATTTCCAAATATAACCCCCAGAAGTTTTATTAAGTCCTAAAAGGGCATTTGGTATACCTTTTGTTCCAACAGCACTTATTGCTTCCGAAACAGAAAGAAATTCTTGAATAACTTCTAATGTTTTAGGGCATATCTGAAGGATGCTTTTTCCTTTTTTTGGTTTGCCTGTTTTAGCAGCACTAATTTTATCTCCCCATGTTATGTCTCGGGAAATCCCTTTTTTACCTTCACTAATTTTATCCCTCCACGTTATGTCTCTTCCTTGTAAAGATTTTGAAATTTTATCTTTAGTTTCTGTAGAGTGATATATTCC